ATGACCAGAGAAGAATTAAAAGCACAGATTGATGAATTAATGAGACAGTATGCTGACGAAGAAATTGATGGAGCTACTAAAATACCTTGTTGATGTCATGTACCCAGAAGTGGAAAAAATCATTCTTGTAATGGATAACCTTAATACCCATAAACCGGCATCCTTATATAAAAAGTATCCTGCGGCAGAAGCAAGGCGTCTTATAAAACGCTTGGAAATCCATTATACACCGAAACATGGAAGCTGGCTGGATATCGCTGAAATAGAACTTAATGTAATGACACGCCAGTGCCTGTCACGGCGAATTGACGATATCAATCATCTCCGCAGCGAATTATCGGTATGGGAAACCGAGCGTAATACAAGGGCGGCAAAGGTGGATTGGCAATTTAAAACTGCTGATGCACGAATCAAACTGAATTCGCTATATCCCAAATTTACTGCCACTTCCGCGTAAGTGGCAGTAATGCTAAATATAAATATGTCAGCACACTAGTTTTTTACCGTTCTTTTGCTTTGCAGATAACATCTTGGATGGTTTGGGCATCGGCTGACCTTCTAAATCGACAGTGCTGTCTGTAAAGTCGATGACAGTCAACTCACGTTTGCCCGGATTTCCCTCAGCAATCCTGTCAGCTAAGGGCTTTTTCTTGGCTCCAGCGCCGATACGAGCGCCGCCACGGTTTGTACCGTCCTTAGCCATTTTTACACCTCCAGTTCAGGGGCCTATATACCCCGTTTGAAATTGCGACTTTGTGCGTGAAACCCCACGCCCGTTCCCCGGTGACTTCACCGTAGAGAAGTAGACCTCCCCTACCGGTTGTGCCAACGATCGCCATGTTCCGCATGAATCTTGGCATGGCAGGATTTGCAAAGAGCCATCAAGTTTTCTCTATCATGCGTTCCACCTTGTGAAAGAGGTTTTACATGGTGTATCTGCTCGGTTGGTGTGTAGACACCATTCTCAAGGCACATCTCACAAAGAGGGTGGGCAGCAGCATAACTGTCACGGATACGTTTCCATGCACGTCCATAGCGACGCTTGGTATTCGGATCTCGGTCGTATTTCTCATATCGTTTGGCTTCCTTCTTTTCATGCTCTGGACAGAAGCGTCCGTCTGTCAGATTAGGGCATCCGGGATAGGAGCAGGGACGTTTTGGTTTTCTTGGCATCGTATTCCTCCTTCCGTTTGGGCATAAGAAAAGCCCTGTAGGATTGACTCCCACAAGGCTTTCTGCGATTATCACTTTCGCTATTGTAATATTATCATAAGAAAGGACTCTCATTCTATCACATTAACTCTCATCCATCTGTGGAACCACGATTTCTTTTAATGCTGCGCTATGCATACGATGTATGTGCTGTATAGAATAGTTCAGATCCACTGCTATCTGTTCCCAAGTGATGAAGCAGAGATAGCGTTTTTCCAGTAGCATCTGATATTCTACGTTGGGAACAACATGGATAACCCCCATGATCTCTTTCTTTAAATCCACCAGCTTTTCGATGTCTTTCTTCAGGCCATCTTCCAAATCAATGATTTTCAAAATGGCATCTTCCATTCTGGAACCACCGTGATTTGGGTTTCTCGGCATATCGGAAATGGTAGAAGTACATTTGGTAGCAAGATCATTTAAGGATGCAATCTGTTGAGTCTTTGATGTGATGCGTTCATCAAGATAGCGAGCCTGTAATAAATATTCTTTTGCGTTCATGCTTTACCTCCGGATTGTTTTATTTCCCTCGGATTTGCACGGATTGTCGTGTTTTGTCAAAGACTGTCATAGATTTGCTTTTACCGCATCGATAAGGGCATTCTGTGTCAGTTCCTTCTTGGAGAGAGCCTTCAAAATACGCTCATCAATGGTTCCTTTAGTGATGATATGCTCTATCACTACGGTTCCGGAGGTTTGACCCTGTCTCCAAAGTCGGGCGTTGGTCTGCTGATATAATTCCAGTGACCATGTCAGCCCAAACCAGATAAGGGTGGAGCCACCAGCCTGTAGATTGAGTCTATGACCGGCAGATGCAGGATGAATGACTGCAACCGGGATTTTTCCAGCATTCCAGTCGGTAATGTCCTTGCTGGATTTTATCTCTCTCACATCAAAGCGCTTTTTGATTCGTGAGAGGTCATGTTTGAACCAGTAGGCCACAAGAACCGGTTTGCCGTTTGCGGATTCAATGATATCTTCTAGCGCATCTAGCTTTCTGTCATGAAACTCGATGGTGTCGCCGGTATCGGAATAAATGGCACCGTTGGCAAGCTGGGATAGCTTTCCGGTGAGAGAAGCGGCATTGGCAGCAGTGATTTCTCCATCCGGGAGCTCCAACACCAGCTCCTGCTTCAATTCCTCGTATCGGGTCACTTCATCATCGGATAAATGGACCTCGTATTCGGAGAAGATGAGTTCCGGCATCTTTAGATGGTCGGTTGATTTCATGGAGATGGTGATATCAGAAATCTGGCCATAGATGCGTTCCTCTGCACAGGGCTGTGGCTTATAGGAATAGATAATCTGACCATTCCTCTTGTCCGGTACAAAGTAGTTGTTTCGGTATTCGGTAATGAAGCGTCCGAGGCGTTTCCCTAAATCCAGCAGTCGGAACTCAGCCCATAAATCCATCAGACCGTTGGAAGAGGGTGTTCCGGTCAGGCCGATGATACGCTTAACGCTAGGTCTTACCTTCAAGAGAGCCTTGAACCTCTTGGAATTATGATTCTTGAAGGATGAGAGCTCGTCGATGACTACCATATCGTAGTCAAAGGGAAAGCCACTGGACTCGATGAGCCATTGCAGGTTTTCTCTGTTGATGATGGTGATATCAGCACCAGCCATCAAAGCTGCTTTTCGCTCTTTTGGCGTTCCCACACAGACAGCGAAGGTCAGGTGATTCAGGTGCTGCCATTTTCTGATTTCGGCAGGCCATGTATCTCTGGCCACTCGAAGTGGGGCGACCACCAGAATGCGATGGGCCTCAAAGCTGTCGAACAGCAGGTCTGCGATGGCAGTCAGGGAGATGACCGTTTTTCCAAGACCCATATCGAGCAGGACTGCTGCTACAGGGTGTGTCTCAATATAATCGATGGCGTAGGCCTGATAATCATGAGGTGCGAAGTTCATCAATCATACCTCCAATCTGCTCGATGCTATCAATTACATAGACACGAAAGCCCAAAGAGCGAAGGAGCCTGTGCCTTGCCTTTTGCAATGGGTGTGGGGATTCTCCCGGTGCCTTTAATTCTGCAAAGGCAAACTTCCCATCAGGTAATAAGATCAGGCGGTCGGGCATTCCTGCGAAAGAAGGAGACACGAACTTCGGTGCTATGCCACCAGCCTTTTTTACTGCGGTTGTCAATTTCTTTTCTATTGTTTTTTCTAACATAGTTGTCCTCCATCAGGCCGTTAATTTGAAGAGGTGCAAGGTGTATCAATGGTATTTTCCATACTTTTTCTTATTGATATTTTTATAGGTCTAAGAAAAGTTTTATATAACACATTGATACACCTTGTCATTTGTGGCCTTAATTCATAAAATCTTCGTCTGCACCAGTGTCTTCGCGTAAGTGCAGACCCTTAAAGTAACGCTTTCTGCTCATGGTAACTCGCTCAAAGCCAGCTTTCTCCAATGCAAAGTAGAAGTCAGCGGTACTGCGCACTGGTCCTATGTCAAGAAAAAGTACAAATTAAATGTAACCAATTTTCTCTGTTCTGAGCGAAGTTTAACTTGCTATTTTTATTGCATTCTCCTCGATGTTTTCAAGATATTGTTCCTCATATTCATTTGGAGACAAATATCCACAATGACTGTGAATGCGCACGGTATTGTAAAATGTTTCGATGTATTCAAAAATCAATTTATGTGCATGTGCATAATTAAAGATTTTAAACCGGTTGATCCATTCTCTCTTCAAAAGTGCATGGAAAGATTCTATACAGGCGTTATCCCATGGATATGCTTTCTTTGAATAGCTGTGAATCATACCTTTGGTTGCTTTTTGAAATGCTTCCGATACGTACTGGCATCCTCTGTCGCAGTGGAAGATCAACGGTTTTTCAACATTTCTGACACGTTTTGCTTTTTCAACACATTCCACTACGTGGGAGGCCTCCAGCGTCTCACTCAACACCCAGGAAATGATTTTCCTTGAATACAGATCCATCACACTGGTAAGATACACAAATCCTTCAAATGTCCAAATATAAGTAATATCTGAACACCAGACAGCATCTGGATGAGCAGGATTGAATTCCTCGTTGAGGATATTTTTGAGTTTCTGGCTGAAATCAGAATCTATGGTTGTCTGGATATATGGTTTCACCCAATGGGCTTTGATTCCCATTTGACGCATATAATTTCCAACTGTTTTTTCGGAAACATACTCCCCGGATTTTCGCAATTCTGCAGTAATTTTAGGAGCACCGTAGTTTTGATGGGATTCCTCGTAGATCTTTTGAATTTTTTCTTTTAAAACTGCACGGCGAACAGACGTGTCCGAAGGAACCCGTTTCTTCCATGCATTGTAACCCGAACGTGAAACGCCTAATTTTTTCAGTATTCCGCTGACAGAAACCTGACGTTTCACGGGCAGGGATTTGATTTCTTTCACGTACTCAGAAGTAGCCGTGTAAAGAGCTTTTGTCAGTTTCCCAGAATACCGATTGCTTTTTTTAACACTTCAAGAGCATCCTTCGTATCTCGTAATTCACGCTGCAATCTGGCAATCTCTTTTGCTTCCTCACTTGCATAATTTCCAGAACCACGGGTAGGAACCTCTCCTTTATGTTCCTTTGTTGCTTTCATCCAGTTTTTCAGTGCAGATTCGCTGACTCCAAGATTCTCCGCAGCTTTGCGAAGTGGCAGATCCGGATGATCCAAGCGATACTGTACTGCATCCTCTTTAAACTGTTGGGAATATTTTGTACCTTTTGCCATAACCATTCTCCTCCTTGATCTATGACTATCATATACTATTTATCGAAAATGGTCATGTTTATTTTGTACTATTTATATTCTAACATCACACATACTCGTTGCAATCCAGAGAATAGTTGCGGTAGGCCTGATAAAGAGAAGAGGAGCTTTCTTTATAGGATGGGTCGACCTCACATTTATCTGCAAGGAAGTGACCGAACCAGTCGTTCTGACTGCGATATTCATCAATGGCTTTTTGCACGCAATCCGGCACGGGAATCTGGTAATCAGACTCGATGACCTTTTTAGCACCTTCGATGACCCACGCCAAAATGCTACCGCCAGAGTTGTCGTAAAGGTACTCGCTATAATTCTTGATGTCGCTGCTGCCGGTAATCTTGGCATTGAACGGGATGACGATAAGTCGTCTCCAGATGCCGTCATCGGATGCAGAGACACGAGGCAGATGGTTGGTGTAAAGCACCAGTGTGTGGCAGGGCTTGAAGGAGAACGGATCCTTGTATTTCTTCTCTGCAAAGACATCATCGGTGGAGCAGAGCTGCTTAACGGTGGAATCATTCAGACGAGCACCTTCCTGCATTTCAGCTGCGATGAGGAGTCTTTTCCCTTTGACCTCAGCCATTTCCGGTTTAATGTTTCTGCGGCATCCGACAGTGAGCGTATCTGCAGAAATGTTACCGGAGTAAAGCCCAAGCACTCTGGAAATAGCATTCCAGAAGGTGGATTTGCCATTACGGCCATCACCGTAGGCGATAATAAGTGCTTCAACGTAAACCTTGCCGATGGCAGCCAGACCACAAATCATCTGAACATAATCGATGAGTTTCTGATTGCTCTGAAAGATGAGATCAAGGCAGTCTAGCCAGATCTGCTGGCCCTTATAATTCGGAGATACCGATGTAATTTTGGTAATGAAATCCTCCGGCAGGTGTTCTCTAGCACCGGCCATTCCTTTACGGAGATCATAGGTCGCTTTAGGTGTACACAAAGCGAAGCAATCGGCATCAAGGTCACGAGGTAAAATTTCCAGCATCGGACGAGACTCCTTCAGTGTAGAAGTAATGTTTTTGGAGTCCCTGCGCTTTACAGCAAACTGCTGGTATGTCTTTGCTGCCAGAAATTCCTGATAGGCTTCCAGCTGGTCCTCATTCATGACCTGTTCGGCCTTGCTTTTAGACATGGAGTCGAGCAGGGATTGTGCGCCGGAGTTCTTCAGTTTATCGAGGGCTTCGAGCATATCGTTGCCAGCTTCCTTTAGTTGCCTTCTGGTAAGTTCGTGAGCCACTGCTTGTGCACCCGGTTCGGATTCCTGCCAGTAATGGTCAGAGTATCGGATGAAGTGGGTGGCTGGAGAGTAGCGGAGTTCGCCAGAAAAGTATTTTGCTAACACCTCAGCTTGTCCTACGTCAGAATAGTCTCCAGGCTTGTAACAGGAAGGATCGTTATATATTTCCGGTGCAATGTAGCCATCCTGTTGCGAGAGTCTTGCATAAAAACGCTGTGCACTGTGCCAGATAGTTGCAAGCTCAGATGCTTCCAGTGGAGGTGTGCACTTTGTCGATTCCTCCATAAATGTCTGATATGCCTTGTCGCAGTCACCATATTTCTTGATGACACGACCGGCAAAACGAGACATAGTGGCATTACGGCTTCCTTCCGTAATGGCAGAACCATCGCATTGACCTTCCGGCAAATCTTCATCGAACAGGTTCTCATCCAAAAACTCAGTCAGATTCATGCGCCCTGGATAGATTGCAACATCCGCAGTAGTTGTTCCAAAGAAGAATCGTGCAGCGTCCAGTGCCTGCGTGTCAAAATATGGGAGTATGGAATTGACCAGTTTTTTCATATCGCTGTAGAGGGAGGCGTCCGATACATATTCGATTGGAAACAGCACATGAAACTTCGGTCTTGCCACTTTCCCATTTTTCTCACGATTGTTGTAGCGGCTATAGTGGATAGCAAAACTGACACCAGGAAAAGCCTGCATAATATCATCAGGAGTAACCCAGTCGTCCGGATTTTCAGAATGATCGTTATCGCAATCTACAGGAAGGCAGTCGCTACCAATGAAGTTATCGCCGTTGCGATAGCTGTTTTTATATTTAGCACAGACATAGTCGTGGAAGATAGCCGCTTTCAGACTATCTTCATCCAAGATGACATGCTTGTGCGGATAGGAACAGTTACCGGGATTTCCGGTAACGTCTGCAGAATAAATAGTGAACATCAGTCATACACCTCCTTGGATTCTTCTTCGAGAACCTTGGTGATAAATTTCAAAGCTCGAATCATGGTCTCTAACTCGCAGTCACCACCGAGACAAATCTCAAAACCATTACTGCCGCAGCGAGTGGTATAGCTATGGATTTCCATATCTGTGCAAGCTGCATCCTGAACGCGGAAATAAGTGCGACCGCCATGACCGGTATCACCACCACAATAACCGGTGGTTCCAGCCTCTACCTCTAAGATATTGCAACTGACCACATCTCTGCTGTAGGTTGTGATTTCAGTTCCGTCCTTTAATATTCTTGAATTTTCTTTTACTTCGTACATGTGTTAAACCTCCTCAAGATTTTCAGTGAAATAGCGCAGGCGGTAATTTTTCCACTTGGCTCGTTTGATTTCTGCTTCCATGCCAGGAGATATATGACTTCCAAAAACCCAAATTTCAGAACATTTGCTCATGATGGCATTTCCAAAGAAAAGGCCAAGTTCACGTTCTTTCGGGTCATTATCGTTCAAAAACTGTGGAAACAGCAGGTGTGGCGCGATGGGGATGTATCCTTGCTCCACTGCAAAGCGGCTGTAGGCTCTGGCAGCAACTACGTTCTTTTCGATGTCTCCGGCAAAGGGAGAGCAGATATACACGATTGGTCTGAAAGCTCTTAGCGCACGGGTCTCGTTTTCGATTGAAGTGGTGGTAGAATATAAATAGTACAAAATAAACATGACCAT